ACCACATAGATGCCTTGCTCCTGTGCGTTCTTAATAATGTTCCCAGAACAAATATAGCTTTTACCGGCACCCGATTCGCCAGCAAACACAGTAACTTTGCCCAATGGTACGCCGCGAGTGAAGTCCCCGCTGATCAGGTAGTTCAAGGCGTAGTTGCCTGTTGAGATCCAGTCTGTTGGATCGTTGAAGCCTATTGAAAGGCCGTCAATGCTTTTTGTAATTTCCTTACGAAATTTGCTTACGTCAAATGGTTTTCCCATGTGTTACTCCAATTTTATAGTTACAATTTTAGCACTTTTTTTAATTTTGTCAAGCGCATTTTTATCTGAAATACTGCCAAGTTTTATTTGTCCTAGTGTTGGATTAGTTATGTTGTGGTCTTTGAGCCACTGATAAAAATCTTTTCTGGACAGTGTGTCTTTCTCAAACATCAAAATAAAATTAGCACAGTAATGTCTTTGTTCTTTCATTCCAGCATAATCCGGAGACAACCCATCTTGAAAGCATTCATACAATGACTTGCCAAGAGTAGAATAATCTAATACCACTGTACAATCTGATACCGGCTCAAACAGTTCGTAGTCCTGATCAAGCAACAATTCTCTATAATGAGTGTCAAATTCAATTCTCATCCAAGGGTGTACTTGATATGGTTGCTGTTCTAATAAATGGCAGTAGCGATTAATATGCCTTACGGCTAACTTTACTTCAGCCGGTGCCACTAACATTAGCCTAGTTGGGTGATCCCAATCTGGACCTGCTAATTTCTCAAATTGTTCGTGTAAACGATTATAAAATTCAGGATTACTATAGTCTGAAGATAGGGGAATAGAAATGATTTCACGTTGCAAAAATTTATTAACGCAATCAATAGACTGCTCTAGACGTTGCCTTGCCAAAGATTCTGGAATGAAGTTCGAAAACGTGTCTTCTTGTAATAACGTGCCATGTTCTAATTCTTGACTTAATAGTCTACACCAGCGTTTGACAAAATCATTGTCAATCAAATCAACGTTCAGTTCATACCCCGTATCAAAAACTATTTTAATCTGCATAAAGAAAACTGCCGCATTGCGGCAGTTTGTACTGATTACTTCTGCTGCCTAGCACGGATCATGGCCAAAATGTCTTCGGCCTTTTGTCCACTACCTGCAGGTTTTGCCACCGGAGCAGTTGGTGCTGGTGCATCATCTTCATCAAAGTCGCTGACAGGAGCCGCTACTTTGAGTGCTGGTTTTGCCACCGGAGTAGGTGTGTCCCCATCTGCCGCAGGTGCTGGAGCAGATCCACCAGCAGGTGCTTGCACACCAGCAGGACGGAAGTATTGACCCCAACGCTCGGTGTCGTATGGCTGGCCATCAACAGATGCTTCAAACATCTCTTTGATCACCTTCAACTCAACATCAGAGGGCTTCTTGGGCAAGAATGTGCTCAAGTCAAACAACCCGTGTGCATCAACTGCGGCTTGTTCTGCTTCTGTGAGTGCTGACTCTTTACGTGCCCACTTTGAACCATTGTAGTCAGCAAACCCGCCCTTGGCACCTTTGCTAACACGGAAGTCCAGGCCACGCAGGTAGTCTGTTGGCAATTCTTCCAGTTCAGGATCCATCAACGCACCCTTGATAGTTGTGAAGATTTGCGGACCAATGATGAATCGGCGAATTGGATTCTCTGGTGACTTGTCATCACTCAGTGGGTTCTCACGCACAAAGCCTTGGAAAATATAACTGCGTTTCTTCCAATACTTACGACCCATGTCTTCAAGGCTCTTGTCCTTGAACCAGTTGCGTACTTCTGCCAGGATAGGGCAGGCTTCGTTCCACATTTCCACGCAAGGTACTTGTACCATAACTTGCTTGGAGTCCATCTCTCCTTTGACGCCGTTAAACGGCAAACGAATCATTGCTCGTTCTTGCCAGAAGAATGTGTTTTTTGTGTTACCGTCTGGGAGGAATCGGAGTGTGGCCGATTGACCTTCTTCCATGTTCCAATGTGGGTAAATTGAATTGTCCCCACCGGTGGATTGCCCACCTTGTTTTGATTCCGCTGCCTGTAGTCTTGCTCTGATTTCTGCTAATGATGCCATAGTTTTTCTCCTTGTTAAGTTGCCTATGTGTGTTGCCTATCTAAATTACTTAGATCAATTGTTGCCTGTGCCACAAAAGAAAAAGCGCAAACACAGTAGTAGTATATGCGCTTTAGTCTGCTGTGTCAAGTTTATTTATGAGCAAGTTGTTCTAAACTAATAATATCATAAGGCTTTTGCCGAAGTTGTTCATGATTGTGGGCAAACACGTCAACGTTGGCCATGAATAGATTGTGTAGTTGTTCCATGTCAGATGCCAACTTGCACAGGCATTGAGTATAGGCATGAAACCTAGGTTCTGTTTGCACTATGTGACTGCCCTGATTTTCTTCGATATCGGGTATGTCATCCCAACTGTAATCTACCCCAACAGGCAGTTTCCACCCATCATTCACAAGAGTGCGATAAAAATGTCTAGGACCAAAATTCATCACAAATCTTCCTTGTATCAAATGATCATAAGTTTTTTCTGAGTAAAGCACAATAGGGCCTTTGCACAATGACTCAATCTGTGCTGATATGTATGTGTTATCAAAATATTTTCTTGCCGGTGGCGTTGCTTGTAACATTGATAGATCGGTAATATTAGTATCACTAGGTAAACTTGTACCGTTATCTTGTCCGCTATGGTAGCCCGAAAGATGTTTTATTTGATAATATAAATGTTGTTTACTTTGCCAGTTGTTTGTGCCGTACAAAGAAAGTACAGCACCCGGACGTCTATCTGTTTCTATAGGCCATTGATTGTAGTTCTCGGGAGTTGACTGTTTCCAAGTTGGGCTCTTATCAAGATAGGCAATCTTGGCTCTATTCCAGTAAAAATCAAAATTCAAAACATTGTTTACACCAGGTATCGGTGTTTTGCAGGCTGTCAATAACACCGTTGGTATAATTGTTTGATAATGCCAAACTAGATCAAGGCAGTCTTGATCAGGTGCTGGATGAGAGTGGAATATATCATAAAATACTAATTTCTTAACTTTAACTAAATGAGATTTTATATAACGTTTAAGTATTTTAGAATCAGCCCGCCAAAAGTCAACCCATAATTCATGCGATTGTTGATTATGAACTATGGGTAACCATTGAGGAAAGTTAAAAATGTTAGGATCGCTACCTGGAAGTAGTGCTACCTCATGCATGACTGTGTTATTTCAGCAAAGCCAAGGATTTTATTCTTGCCAAAGTAGCATCGCCTTCTCGTGACTCGTAGTATGAGCCAGTGATTGCGGCATTGTAGTTCATTGGATCGTCATGTGGTGGCTTGTCCATGTTTTCATACATGCCGCCGCACTCCATCAGGCCGTGTTCTGGGCAGTATTCGCCTTCCATGGTCATGTTACATCCAGCACCTTCAGTGGCCACTGGCATGGCCATTGGGGCAATAAGATTTTCATTTACGCCCAATTCTTGTGCCAGGCGATCGCTGATCCAGTTGTAGGGATCGCCATCACGTGCTTTGGCCACACCATAAGGCATTTCACCATTGTCACTGTAGTAGTCATACAAGGCATGATACAGATCATCATCAAGGTCACCGTTGGCTTCAAAGTTTTTGACTTCGTGTTTGAAACGACCCAGAATGTGTTGTAGAGTTTCGCCAGATTCGTCAAGGATGGCCTCAGCAAGTCCTGCTGATTTACGCATGGCGTTGAGTGATTCTCTTACTTGTGCGTCTGGCGAAGGGTTAGGTGGCACGGCTGCTGCCACAGGAGCAGTTGCACCTGTTTCGGGTTCAGCAGGATTGCCCGGTGCTGTGGGTTCTGGCAATTCAATGCCCAGTTCAGCCAAGCGGTTCATGACTTCTGTATCGTTCCAGCAGTTGGCTCTGGGATCTTGATCGGCCAGAGCATGCAGTCTATCAAACAGTTCGTCGTCACCCACCAAATCATACAGTTGTTCTGTTGCGTTGGTAGCGTCAGGACCAACAATGAGTTCTTTGGTCATGAGTGTTTTGAGTTTGTCCAATTGCTCAGGAGTTTCTGGCAGGGTCCATGTGCCTTCTGATAGACGGTTAATCCAGTTTTCAAAAATATCTGCTTCTTTCATATCTTGTCCTCTT